AGGGCGCCGATCGCGTCCAGCAGGGGATCCTTGTCCTTCAGGCGGCCGACGAGCCGGACGACCGCCTCCTCGTCGTCCGGGTGGATCACGATGATCTTCACGTCGCCGGAATGGTAGGCGGGATCGGCGACGGAGCCGGGGGCCACGCGCGCTGGCGGGCCCCCGGCCAAAGAAAGGAGATAACCTGGCGACGTGGAGTGTATCACGGGAGGTCGGGGACGATCTCCTCCTCCCGCGGGTTCTCCGGCGTGATGCCGCCGAACCGGCTGCGATCCGTGGAGGGCCGGACGTCCCTCCCGCTTGCGAAGTCGTCTGTGGGGACGAGCCTGCTGATGGTCTCGGGCGAGACGCGCGCGCGCGCGGTCGTGTCCTTGAGCGCCCGCAGGCCATCGAGGAAGCGGCGCATCGCGCTCTCCGCACCCTCCGCACCCGTGCCCCCGTAGGCCATCAAGTAGGCGATCACACCCTCCACGCCCAGCGCCACGTGGCGCGGGTCGCTGTCGTCGTAGACCTGCTCGGCGTGGATCCGGAACGCCGCCTTCGCGTCGTCCACGGCCTTGCCCGCCCGGGCGGTGTTGATCGCGGCCGGGTCGTCCCTGCCGTCCGGGTTCGTGAGCGCGACGACCTTCTGGTTCGAGACCCGCGCGACGACCTCGTCCCAGAGCGCCATCAGGGCCTCCGGGCCTCGTAGGCCCTGGCGAGCGACTCGCGCTGGTCCTTGAGGACCTCGACGAAGGCCTCCCGCATCGCCGCGAGTTGCGCCTTGTGGTCGTCGACGATTCTCTCCAGCTCCTTCAGCCGGTGCGCCCGGTCCTCCCGCCGCTCGCGGATCGACGCGAAGAGGTAGAGCCCGAGGAGGACGAGGGCACCGCCCTGGATCACGTGGGCAGCGATGGCAGACTCGAATCCGCCGCCATCGGCAAGGAGGGTCAGGGCGAGGAGCGCGGGCACCTTGATCCGCACCGGCCTACGGCTCCGCCCAGGTCGGTGCCCCGGTCGTGTGCGGCAGGTAGCTGCCGTAGATGCGCCAGAGCCAGCGCTGGAGGATCGAGTCGGTGGCCGTGTCCGTCCAGGTGAACTTGTCGCGCCTCAGGAACGGGGTGGACCCGCCGACGATCGCGATCCACGTCCCGCCGACGCGGGTGAAGGGGCCGATCACGATGTCATCGACCAGGAGCGTCCCCGTCGTCCGCGCGGAGAGCTCCACCTCGACGTTGAACGCCTGCTCGTTGAAGTTCTTGTGCCAGCAGTCGTCGTCGAGGGTGATCCGGAGGACGTTCCATCCCGCCTGCGCAGCGAGCGCGACCGCGGCGGACTTGGCGCCGAACCGGAGCGTCAGGGTCCCATCGGACGAGCCGACGGCGCGGTTGAACGCGATCTGGCAGTAGTACGGGACCCGGGGGTTGAACTGCGCCCGCCGGACGGAGAGGGCCTGGACGACCTTCTCGTTCGTCTCAAACATCAGGGCCCCCGGCGTGCCCCCGTCGCCATCGAAGCCGCGGTAGACGTTCCCCTGGTCGATCTGGAGGTTCGCGATCGACCCGTTGACCGTCCAGCCGCTGATCGCCGTGGGCGCGGCCGCGGTGCCATCGAACAGGTCGAACGACGGGTTCTGCAGGAACGCCTGCGCCGCGCGGCCCGAGAGCGCGGTCACGCGCGGCACGACGATCCCCGATCCGAGCTGCTCGAGCCCGTCCACGGAGAGGTCGCCGCCGCGGACCTCGAAGGCCTCCTCGTGCTTGACGGCGAAGGAGTGCTCGTCCTGGACGCACTCGGCGGTCCACGCGTCCGGCCACGCGTTCTCGATGTCGAAGTTGTTCTCGTCCTTCGTCAGCCGGTTCACCGTGCCGTTGCCGGAGTTGCCGCCGGCGGCCGCGACAGTCCCGAACGTGAAGACGCGGCTCGCGACGGTCTGCGAGCGGTCGATGTAGTCTTGGTAGAGCCGGTCGAGGATTAGGAACGGGTCGGTCTCGGGGAAGTCGCGCGCGCGAGCGTAGGCGACGAGGAGCGGGTCGACCATCCTGCGGCCGGTCGCGAGGGCCGCGGCGATCGCGTTGCGGAACGCCTGGGCGCCGGCCGCCGCCTCCCCCGCGAGGTCGGTCTCGAGCGACTGGATCAGCGTGTCGTAGAGCCCGACGAAGTTCGGGGACGCGGAACTGGCCTTGAGGAAGCACTCGTGGACCAGCTTGATCGCGTTGCCGATCTGGGTCCTGACCTCGGCCTCTGTGGGGGCCGGCATCGGCTACCCCTCCGTGTAGAGAGGCCTCGGCGAGAGCGTCGGTCGGTTGTGGATGTTGTCGGGATCCAGCGGGTAGCAGTACAGGAAGCTCCCGATCGGGACGTCGCTCGGGTCCGCGCGGTACGCGATGTCGTCGACGCACCAGACGCGCGCCTGGCCGGTCATGCTCTTGGCGTTGCGGATCACGTGCTGCTGGACGCCCGCGAGCAGCCGCGCGAGCTGCACCTCGTCCAGTCGCACCACCTGGCCCTTGGTCTTGTGTCGGACCCCGCCCTCGAGGCGCTCGGACTCGCGCACGAAGCGCACGCCGCCCGGTGCGGTCCAGTTGAAGAGGGGGGACTCGGGGAGCGTCCCGACCCAGAAGGGCTTGGCCGCGGTCCGCGCCCGGGCCGGCACGGCGGGCGCGCCGACCCTCGGGACGGGCGCCGCCACAGCGAGGCCCTCGACCGGGGGCAGCGGCTCCGGGACCTCCAGCCTCGGGGGCTCCAGGATCGCGGTGCCGCCCTTCGGCCTCCTGCCGAGTGAGGACGGGCCGCTCATCGCGGGCTTCGTCTCGTCGGTCATCCGTTCATCTCCTTACGCGGTGATCTGGATCGCTGCGTAGGGGAGGCCGACGCCGTAGCCGCGCCGGGCGTCCCACATGATGCCGCGCTCCTTCTTGAAGCGGCCCTCGTCGCTGTTCTCGCGGCCCCACACCTGCTCGCGGAGCGGCTGGCGGGCGAGCGAGAAGACGGCCTTGTGCTCGACGGCCTTGGCGAAGATCGCCATCGTGGTGCCGGTCATCCGCTGGGACGGGACGAGGTCGAACCTGAGTCCCGACTCGAGTAGGATGTTCGTCACGGCCGCCGCGGCCGTGGTGTCCGTGGTCGAGGTGCCGGGGTGGATCGCGAGCGTCCGGCCCTGGATCACGGCCTCCCGGACCAGCTGCTCCTGCGCGACCGGGTAGAAGAGGCAGAAGCCGCCGGCGATCACGTCGTCGAGGTTCAGCAGCGGCTGTCCCTTCGTGTCTTGGAACCGCCCGAACCGCTCGATGGCGTCGAAGAGCGCCGCCCGGATCCCGGCGGCCGTGGTCAGCGTGGCACCCGACTCGATGTTCCCGCCGGAGACGCCGAAACGCGCGGCACCCGCCCCGTCCGTCGCGTTGAAGAGGTCCACGCCATCGGGTGCGTTCGGGATCGAGGGGAGGAGGTTGGCGTCCGCCGCGCCGTTGAGGATCTGGTAGAAGACCCGCTCGTCGAGCGTGGCGAAGTTGGTCCCGGCGTCGCGGGCGCGCTGGAGAAGCCCCTGCGTCTGGTCGTCCTGCTCGTCGTCCTCGTGCCAGTTGATGGCCACGGCCCAGTCGTGGTTCACGACCGTCCACTGGACCGAGTCGAAGCTCTCGATCGCGAGGGTGTCGCCGCGCTTCCAGATCCCCGGGTACGGGGCGGTCTCCCAGTAGCCGAAGATCTCCTGCCGCTTGTCCGACGGGATCGCGAGCCGCATGACGCTGCCGATCCGCTCGGAGACGCCCTTGTACTTGGGGTCGTAGGCGTTGATCATCTCCGAGCGGAGCCCGGCGGTCAGGAGGGCGTTGACGCGAGCCTGGTTGCTGGGCATGGGTTCACTCCCTCCCCGTCACACTCCCGGCTCCAGCCGGATGTCCGCGTAGACGTTGTAGATGCCGTCGCCCACCGTGCCGGCGGCGGTGAAGTCGGACTCGACGTCGATGAGATCGCCTTCGTGGATCGCCACGTCGGGCGCGGTGCCGGAGCCGCTGATCTTGAGCCCGAGCGTGTCGGCGAAGTTGATCGTCGGGTTGGCCGTGCCGTAGTCGACATCGGTGCCGTTGACCTCGAGGCTGACGGGTCCGGCGACGTCCGCGTCGGCGGGCGCCGAGGCGCAGATGAGGTAGTAGCCGACGAGCCGGCCGTGGAAGGGGCACACGATGCCCGTGAGGAGGTTGGCGTTGCCCGTGCCGGCCTCGGCCACGACCGCACCGAGGCACCACGTGCGCCGGGCCCCTCCCGCGAGCGCCATCGCGCAGAGCTCGCCGAACGAGAAGAAGTAGACATCGAAGCTGTCGGCGGCGTTGAACCGGATCGTGATGCCGACGGGCAGGGAGCCGCCGATGGTCGCCGGGGCCGTGAGCGTGAAGGTCGCGTCGTCGGTCAGGTAGACCTTCCGGCCGACGTCCGTGATGTCGCCCGCGATGTCGGTGATGGCGAGCTGGTACTCGATGTGCCCGTCGAGCTGGATGGACGCGAGGACGGTCTCGCCGGAGTCGCCGACCTCCTTCTGGTCGACGAAGCCCGCCGGGATCAGGCCCGCGGTGTCGTCGATGTGCGACAGCGCGCGGCCCCTGTTGCCTGCGGTCGCGTTGTCGAAGTGCCCGATCGCCGCGTAGGCACCGCCCCAGAGCGTGACCGCGTTCTTGATCTTGAAGGCGGCCTTCTGCCGGTCGCGGACCTTGCGGACGAGGTTGGCGGTGGCGGCGGCCATTGGATCACTCCCCCTCCGCCGCGGCCTTCGCGGCAGCCAGCTGGACCTTGATGTAGCTCTCCTTCGACACCCGATCCGAGACGTAGCCGCGCGCGCGGCCCTCGTCGTAGTCCTTGGAGAACTGGATCGCGAGCCTCGCGTCGTCGGGCGAGAGGTTGAGCTTCGCGAGCGCGGGATCCTGCGCGGCCGCCTCGGCATCGAGCGTCTGCGGCTCCTTCGGGGCATGCTCCTTGAAGCTCGCGACGAACTCCCGGAGCGCCTTCCCGTCGTCGCCCATCGCGGCGAAGGTCTCGATGCGCTTCAGGGTGCCGGCGGTCAGGTGGTAGCCCGCGAGGTCGGCCTTGGCCTTGGCCGCGAGCGCACCGGTCCGCTTCTCCGCCTCGAGGGCAGCGACCTTGGCCTCGACGGCCGAGAGGCGCCCTTGGCCGCGCGGATCAAGCTCCGCGGGCTGCGGGCTCTGGTCCGGGCCGTCATCGTCGGCACCCTCCTCCTCGTCGAGTTCGGCGAGAAGCGCCTCGAACTCGTCGTCGGAGAGCTCGTTGATCTCGGCGAGCAAGGCCTCCACATCGGCGTCCTCGTCCTCGTCGACGACGGTGCCCGCGTCCCCGTCGGCACCGCTGTCGGCGGCGTCCGCGAAGGCGGCCTCGATGCGCTCGCGCAGCTTCTGGAGCCAGCCCTTCTTCTCCTTCACGGGCGGTGCGGTCTTCGGCGTCGGGTTCGGCACGGTGGCCTCCTCGGTCTCGTGGAAGAGGATCGCGACCTTCTTCCCGTCGGTCGCGGACATCTGGACCTCCTTCATGTCCTTGAGGCGTACGGTGTCGCCGTTCAGCAGCGGGAACTTGAAGAAGGGCTCGCGATGCGAGAGGAGCGCGAGGTGGTTGATGCGCGGCTCGTTCCAGTCGATGATCTCGACGGACCGGTACGGGTACTTGCCGGCCATGATGTCGTCGAAGACCTCGCGCGAGAGCTTGATCAGGTCGGCGGTCACGACGGCTCGCGTCTCGCCCTCGATGGGCATGTAGGCGATCCGCCGCAGGCGGAAGTGCCCCGCCGCCCGCACGTCCGGGTCCTGACCGTGGTGCCCGATGTGGAGCGGCGGCAGGTACTTCTGCTGGCGCTCGAGCTGCGCCCCCGCGTCGATCGCGCGCGACATCCACTTCGCGTCGATGTCCTCGGGGGCGTTCTTCTCCCCCTTCCGGACCTCGCTGAAGATCGGGACATCGAGGATCGAGAGCGTCCCGTCCTTCTCCTCGATGGCGACGTAGAGGGGCTTCACGGCCCCTCCAGCGGAGCACGGCGCACCGCTCCCGTCGATGCCGGGCGGGCCTCCGTTCGGGTACCCTTGCCGGAATGAGGATCGCCAAGCTCACGCCCGCGCAGGCCGTCGAACTTGACCGGGCGATGCGGACCGTGGCCGAGGCCGACCGGGATCTCCGGACCGCCCAGGCCGCTTTCGACCGCGCGGTCCACGCGGTGAGACCCGGCCTCCGGGGCGTGGTCGCGCTCGAGTTCGACGCGAGGACCGGCGAGGCGTGGCTCGCCTCAGCCGCCGATCCCGGCGCCGCCGTAGATGCGGGCGTGGGGGGAGACAGCGAAGCGGGGATGCGGCCGGTAGGCCGCGAACCCGTCGGGGAGCCGCCGGAGCACGCGCCCGTCGTGCCCAAGAAGCCCAAGGCGACGTAGGTCGCCCCGCGAGACGAATCGCTGGCCGCCGCGGCACTGGTAGCCAGCGGGGGCGCTCGCGTACCGCCAGATCGGGTCGGCGACGCCGGCGATCAGGCCGTGGCCCGCAGCATGGTTCTCGCCGTGGTCCTCCGGGCGACCGCGGCGCACGTCGGAGTCCATGATCTCCCACCGCTCAAAGCCGCCGATCACCTCGGCGACCCCCGGCTCGCGCGCCTGCTGGAACCGTCCCGCCGCATTCGCGGTCGCCAAGTTGGTGCGGTACACGACCTGCGCGTACCAAGCCGCGAACGGTCCCGCCTCGGCGATGAGATTCTCGGCAGTGACGCGCGCGACCTGCCCGGCGGCGGAGGCGCGCTGGAGGATGGCTTGTACACGCTGGGTGGTTGCGAGTTCTGCGGAGCGGGCGAGCGCGAAGGCGTGCCGCTCGCGGTAGAGCCGCGCGACCTCCTCGGCGGACGCGGCGAGACGCGGCTCGCGGGTCACGAGGTCGCGGATCGCTTCGACGAAGGGCACTTCCGGGAACCGTCGGATCGGATCCTCCGCCTGGAGGACGACTAGGTCGCGCTCGGAGGCCTCCGCCTCGTGGGCGTCCGCCTCCAGGAGGAGGCGGCGGCGCCCGATGAGGTCCGCGAGCGCCATGGTCTGGGCGAGCTCGTCCGCGAGGAGTTCGGAGGCGTGCGCGGTCGGCTCGCCTCTCGCGATGGCGCCGACGAGGCCGCCGATGCGCCGGACGATCGAGGGGACGGAACGCGACCAGAGCTCGGTGAGTTCTCGGGCGGGGTCCTTGGGGGTCACTGGGCAGTCTTGCGACTTTGCCAGCGCTTGAGTCGCTCCTTCACCTGCGAGATCAGGCGGAGCTTGTGATAGCCGAGTCGCCTGAGCTGCGGCATGCTCGCCTTGCGAATCACTGTCTCTACTGCCTTCGCGTACCCGCCGGTGCCGCGCTTGCGCGGTTGGTACTTG